ATGGCCTCAAAACAAAAATTATCGCCTGCGGCGAGGAGAAAAAAAGCCGCTAGAGACCTAGCTTTTGCTAAAACACCGGCCCGTAGAGCTAAAAAAGCCCATGCCCAGAGAGAAAGGCGCAAAGCAAAGAAAAAAGGGGTCAATGTTAAAGGTAAAGATTGGGATCATAAGGACGGTAGATGGGAAACTATAGCCAGAAACAGGGCAAATGACGGGGAAGGCACTAAAAAAGAGAGTAAAAAGAGGTACAAGGTACCAAAACGCAAATATAAAAAGAAAAAATAAATATTATGGCTAGAATAACAAGTTATCCGGTACTATCAACAGTATCTTCGGGGGATTGGATACCTATTACGGATACATCGGTAACGGGTAATCCATTAAAGAACGTAACTGTAGCAGACCTACAGAGTTTTATTATAACAGGCTCAACATTACAAACTGTTGTAGCTGCTGGCAATACATATCAAGGATCTTCAGGCCCGTTATGGACATGGAGTGATACGGGTCTTATAGCTGCGTCAGCCATTCTAAGTACAACCTTATCGGAAAGAAGCTTTAAGGTTACAAACCTTAGTAATTCTTCTTACACGGAAATAATTCCTGCTCAAATAACAATAGCATCAGCCAGTGGCAACAAAACTGAGTTAGTGCCCAACTTGTCTTTAGCGAGTAATGTTTCTTTAGAATTTCCTTTAGCCTCTGGTACACTAGCTCTTGTTACAGATATACCCGCATCTCCGTGGGTTCCAGTAACAGGTGGTATAAACTACCCTACTAATAGAGTAGGTATAAATACCGCATTACCACAAGAAGCATTAGACGTTACGGGTAACGCTATGATTTCTGGAAAAATAGAAGCTCCAAATTTTTACGGACAACTAAATGGTACTATATCTAGTACTACAACAGGTATCACGCAGGCAAGTACTGACGACAGTACAAAAATAGCTACGACAGCATTTGTAACTAATGCAGTAGGAGCAATACCTGCTGGATTAATATTCAAAGGGGAATGGGACGCTTTGACCAACACGCCTAACATTGGGGCATCCACCCCAGACAACGGGGACTTCTATATAATATCAGTTGCGGGTACAACTAACTTAGGGGGTATCACAGACTGGGAAGTTGGTGATTGGGCCATAGCTGTTGTTTCAGGTGGAGTAACAGTTTGGCAAAAGATTGATAATTCTTCTGTACTAACAGGTACAGGTACCGGAACAAAAATAGCCAAATGGGATGGTGCAGGAACTAGTGTTACTTTAACAGATAGCGCTATATCTGAGGCCAACGGAAGCGTAGCTATAAACGATCTTATAGCACTTGATACCGGTTTAAACGTTAAAAAAGAAACTATAATCCAGACCAACACTTTTGGCATTACTAGCAACACAAGTAATTTTAACACAGATCCGTCTATTAACGCAAATGTTTTTGGAATTACCTCAAACGCCACCGGTGGTCAAACAGTAGGCTTTGCAAGTGATATTCAGGCTATAAAACTAAAAGCACTCCACGAAGGAGCTTCCAGCGTTGCATTTGTAGTAGGGTCCAACGCTAAGGCGGAAATAACTAACGGAGGAAGTGTCAATGCAAATGTGTATGGTGAATTTTCTACAGCAACCGCTACTGGAACTAATACTTCTAATAACAAGTATCACATAGGTTCTTTTGTTAGTTCTGTAATAGATAATCCTAATCACACGGCTGTAAATTTTATAGGCGCGTATGTTGATACTAATCCAGCAGATGGTACCGCAGAAGACATGGTAGTCTTACAGGTAAACAATCAAGGTGTTGGAGCTGGGACTTTCAATTTAACAGGTGATTTAACTTATTTAAAAATTACACAAGGAATAATGAGTGCTATTGGAGGAACCGCCAGAGCAATACACTCGGAGGTAACCGCACCGTCTTTATTCTTAGGTTCTTTAGAATCCACAGGATTCATAAAAACAGGGGGTACAGCTACAGAATTCTTAATGGCTAACGGAACTGTTACATCGGGATCATTTACCGGGAATATTCCTCAGAACCAAATTACTTTTGGTAATGCATCGAGTAACGGAATAACTTCTAGCTCGAGCTTGAAATTTAGTGATACTGCTAAGGAATTATTTATTGCGGGAACCTCTGCATTCGGCTCAGCTAAGATTACAGAAGACCAAGTGCAAATACAATTCAATGCTCAATTATCCGCAGCTCTTGCTTTAAGAAACAGTATACCGGAAGTGAGATTTACTAAAGGCAACATAAATACCTACTTACAAGTAGCAACAACGCCTACGCAACAAAACTTTATATCCTTACCAGATAAATCTGGAACGGTTGCATTGTTAGACGATGTAGTTGGGACAGTTACAGGAACAGGTAATGCGGGGTACATACCTCTTTGGTCGAGCACCACTGCATTAACAGATAGCGCAATATTCCAAAACACGGCTAACGGGAGGATCGGTATTGGAACAGCTACCCCATTTGCCCAATTAGAAACTACGGAAGATATTTTGATTGCGGATCAAGTATATATAGGTACAGGAGACGGGCCTACTCAGCAAAACCTGCGATTTGGAGGAGGAGCTTTGGTCTTGAATACTTCGGGAATTCTTAACACCGCGATTGGTAACTCTACCCTAACTTTTGCCACTGGAAGCCAGAATACAGCGCTAGGCGCAGCTGCTTTAGTAGCTACCACCACAGGGGAGAAAAATACAGGTGTAGGGCCCCAAGCCTTATATGGCAATCTTACTGGAAATGAAAATGTAGCCATAGGGCCGCAGTCTTTATACAGCAATGTGTTAGGTAGTAGAAATACAGCTATGGGTTACGAAGCCCTGTACACTAATAATAGCAATGACAACACAGCTATAGGTTATCGAGCGCTAAAAAGCGCAAGTAATAACATGAATAACAACGTAGCAATAGGTAATGAAGCAGGCCGATCTGGAAACGCTACCTTCTACAACAATACGCTAATAGGTCAACAAGCTGGGTTAAATGCTACAACAGGAAATGGAGCAGTTGTAATAGGAAGACAGGCAGCTAGAATAGCAGCGGACGGAACAGGAAATGTAACTAACCTTACTCGCTCAACAATTATAGGAGCTTTTGCTTACCCATTAGAAACTACTTCCCAAGACGAAATAGTAATAGGGTACGGAGCAGATGGACTAGGGGATAATACGACCGTAATAGGTACCACTGTAACCACAAAAACAAGACTGTACGGCGATATTGATGCGGCAACCGGTGATGTTGAAGTAGCGGATAATACTAAAGGATTAATATTAAGCTCACCTGACGGAACAAGATACAGGGTGACTGTAGCAAACGGCGGAGCACTAACTGTAACCGCGGTATAATTAAAAGATCACGTGTAGTTTTTTTAAATTACGCGTGATTATATAATAAAATCTAATTTAATGAATCAAATAGTAAAAAAGTTTAGCTTTGGAGACAAAGGTAGAGACAAAGTATTTAAGGGTGTTGAAACCTTAACAGAAGCTGTAGCCTCAACACTAGGCGGCGGCGGAGAATGTGTTATTTTTGAAGATGCGCAAGGCATACCTGTAATAACTAAAGATGGAGTGACGGTAGCGGAGCTATCAGTGTTGTTAGACCCTGTAGAAAATATGGGGGCTTCTTTGGTGAAACAGGCAGCAAGAAGAACAGTTGCTGAGGCAGGAGACGGTACAACGACATCAACAGTATTAGCACATGCAATACTAAAAGAATTTGACAAGTCAAAAGAAAAATTAACTAGTCGCCAAAAGCGAGACGCCATTAGCAAAATTGTAAACAAGGTATTAACTTATTTAGATAAGAACGCAAAGCCGGTTAATGGCAGCATGATTGATGAAGTGGCTACTATATCCACTAACAACGATGAGGATTTAGGTGAACTGATAGCGGATGCTTATAGAGCTGTTGACTTGACAGGGGTAGTTATGATGGAAACATCTAACGACGGAGAAACTAGTATAGAGGTAGTAGAAGGAGTGCAGTACGAAAAAGGATTTGCGAACAATCATTTTGTAACTAATCCTGCGTCAAATACGGCAGAACTTAGCAACCCTAAGATATTGCTAGTGGACTCAATGATTGATACCATTAGGCAGATACAGACCGTGCTAGAGCATGTGATTAAAAATAATATTCCGCTACTTATAATAGGGGATGTTGATCCTAAAGTGATAGCTGCATTGGCTATGAATAAAAACAAAGGATCTATAAAAGTGAACGTAATTCCTGCTCCAGCGCACGGGGTAAACAGAAAGGAAGTATTTGATGATTTGGCTTTGTTAACAGGGGCTACTGTTGTAAGTGAAAACTTAGGAGACGATTTAGATATGATCGATTTATCTTGCTTAGGGACTTGCGTTAAAGCTGTATCAACATTTAGGGATACAGTACTACAAATAAGCGAAGAACAATCAGAAGAAGTGCAGGCATTAATAGCTAATATAAAAAAGGAGCTATTAACGGAATCACTTCCTGGGAAAATAATTAAGCTTGAAAAAAGATTAGCTATGTTAGCGGCTAAGTTAGCGATAGTAAAAGTAGGGGGTAACTCTGAGGTTGAATTAAATGAAAAGAAAGATAGAGTGGAGGATGCAATATGCGCTACTAAAGCAGCTATCAAAGAAGGTGTGGTTGCAGGCGGGGGCATTGCGTTGATTAACGCAGCCAACAGTATTAAAGCAAAAAATTCGGCAGAAAAGTTGGTTTTAGAAGCGCTATCCTACCCTCACAATACAATAATGAAAAATGCAGGGCTTGATCTGCAGAACATCGACAAAAAAAATTGGGGTGTTAATGTAGAAACCGGCAAAATGGTTAATATGTTTAAAGCAGGTATTATAGATCCTGTATTGGTTACAAAATCAGCTTTAAAGAATGCTGCATCAGTCGCTTCGACTATATTGTCAACTAACTGTGTTATGTCTAACGAAAGAGGATAATATGAAAGCAATAGGTAGAAACATAATAATAGAAAAATTAAAAGAAGGTATAACTAAAACTGAAGGTGGATTGCTTTTAGCGGAAAGCCACAGAGAAGACATAAGATATGTTCAGGCTACAGTTGTATCAACGGGGAGCGAGTGTGATGGGATTAATAAGGATGATGTTATTTATTACGATAGACACGCGGGGCATAAAATAGAGCTTGATAGAAAAACGTTTCATGTTATAAAAAGTAATGACGTAGTGTTTGTTTTATGAGGAAGCTAACCGGTGGTGATGTAAAAGATTTAGGTTTATTAAAACACTATAGGATTATAAGAAAATGGGCCTGTAAAACAAATGGGATTACCGACGCGGATTTAGAGCTATTAATATACTTTGATTGTTTAGATCAATTTAGAAAGCGCGATTTTGAAGATGGTAGCCTAACATACTCTTGGGATAACAGGAGATGGAATAAGTTACTTAAAGAAGGTTGGATAGTCAAATGGCGCGGCTATAACGGATCAGATAAAACCTATAGTATATATAAAATAAGTTTTAAATGTAAATGTTTAATACAACAAATATACCGTATAATGCTAGGAGAAGAAGATATTCCTACTTCAACTAGACGTAACCCTATAATGAAAAAAAAATCTTACAGCGATAAAGTATACTCCGCTGCATTTGATAAAGTTAATAACGATAAAACAAGATATTTATGATGAATATGGCACAATTAGCAGCTTTTCGGGCTGTTTCAGAAAACCCTAACGCAAGAGTAAACACAAGTATAAACCCTATGATTGATCCTTTAGCGGCTACGACGCCGTCTTTTGAGGAGCAGGAACAAATGAAATTACAGGGCAGAGGCGTGCAACAACCTACTTATCAAACTGGGGGGATAAATCCTAAGTTTGCTGGAGTAGCCGCTGGAGTAATGGGAGATATTACAGCAAGGAATAACTCTACATATAACTTAGTTTAAAAAATAAAATAGAAATGAAAAACATACTACTGGACGTACCACCGCCATCACCGGCTTAAAATTTAAAAAAACAATTATGGAATATCAAGATAATAAAATGTCACTTGGCAGTGTAGCTAACAGACAACATTCACATCAACACCCTCATGCACAAGCTTCTCCTCAAGGAGAGTCTGCGGTTTGGGGAGGACCTCTAAGCCAAGAAGGTAGGCCTCACGCCCCCGGAAGTTCTAGAGGGCCAAACGGAATTCAATTATTAAAATATCCGGTTGAATATCAATATAAGCCTATAACTCAGTGTGCTAAATCAGGACGCTACGATGAGTCTTACTAGTAACTTTAGAAAATCAGAGTTTGAATGTAATTGTGGTTGCAAAATGCCCGATGAAGTTTTCTTCAATATCGAAAAGCTTGCTAATCAATTACAATACTTACGTGATTTTATAGAGTTGCCAATATGCATTACAAATGCGTACCGGTGTCGCAAACATAATAAAGCGATAGGAGGAGTATCTAGCAGTCAGCACATATTAGGCAAAGCTGCAGATTTACAAGTAAAAGATATATCTACCGACGAGCTATATAAAGTTATAGATACCTTAGCTGAGTATAACCATGTAATGCAAGGTGGATTAGGGTTATACGATACATTCGTGCATTACGATATACGCGGAACAAAAGCGAGGTGGAACAATAAATCAAAAAAATAATTATGGCAAAAGCATTTAAAGTACATAACATGTACAAGGGTAAAAAGGTTAAAAAAATAACCACAATGGCTCAACATAACAAAGCTGTTAAAGACGGCTGGAAAGAAAAAAAACCTAAAAAGTAATGGCTGTAGCAAAAAAGAAAAAAGCAGCGCCTAAGAAAAAAGGCAAAGCACCATCGCGTAAAAAGTCGAAAGGAAACTATGCTGCAGTAAAAAAAGGCAAAGGCACAGGCAAGAAAGCGGGCGGGGGAATGACCGCTAAAGGGGTTGCTAAGTACCGCAAAGATAATCCTGGAAGTAAACTTAAAACCGCTGTTACAACACCGCCGTCAAAACTTAAGAAAGGTAGTAAAGCCGCTAAAAGACGTAAAGCATTTTGTGCAAGATCTAAAAGCTGGAAATCAGAAAGAGGGTTGGCCGCAAGAAGAAAATGGAATTGCTAATATGAAAAGAAACAAACCAAATTGCGGGTGTCTTAGTAAATACATGAAAACACCACAAATAGGAGTTAAAGGATCTAAAGGTAGAAACGGGTGGGATGCAAAACCGGTTTTTAGAATAACTAATCCAGGTAGACGATGAAAAAAACTAAATCAAAAAAAGATGCTTGTTACTATAAAGTAAAAGGATCTTACAAAGTATTTCCATCAGCTTATGCAAGTGGGGCAATAGCTAAGTGCCGCAAAAAGAAAGGCAAGAAGTAATGGCTATCCGCAAAACCGCTAAAGGCGCATCTTTAAAAAGATGGTTCAAGGAAAAATGGACAGACGAAAAAGGCAACGCTTGCGGATCTACTAAAAACAAGAAGACCAAAAAGTGTAGACCATCAAAAAGAGTAAGCTCTAAAACACCTAAGACGTGGAAAGAAATGTCACCTGCTGAAAAAAGAAAAGCAGTTGCAGAAAAGAAAAGAACAGGGATGGGTAAAAGAACCTCATCATTAAAACGTAAAACCAAAAAAAAATAACATTATGCCAGCAGGAAAAGGAACATACGGAAACAAAGTGGGAAGACCGCCAAAAAAGAAAAAGAAAAAAATAAAAGTAACAAAGAAAAATAAATAATGAGCAAAATAATTTCATGGCTAACAGGAGGACTCATTAAAGAAGTGGGTAATGTTATTGATAGTTTAACCACTACCAAAGAAGAAAAGCTTGAAATTAAAAAACAATTGCAGGTTATTCTTGAAAAAGCCGAGGCTAACGCTCAGGTAGAAGTGACAGCTAGGTGGAAATCAGACATGAGCTCTGATAGTTTTCTTTCAAAAAATATTCGGCCAATGGTATTAATATACCTAACATTTATATTTTCTGTATTAGCATTTGCTGATGGGAATATAGGCCAATTTAAAATAGCTGAAGCATATATACCTATTTTTCAAACATTGTTGGTTACCGTTTACGGAGCCTACTTCGTAGGTAGATCTTGGGAAAAAGGCCGTAAGATAATGAATAATAAGGATAAATAAAGTAGTTTTACAAGATTTCGTGTAATTATATAATAAATATAATAACAATTAAATCTAATACTATGAAAAATCTAATTATTGCATTATTTATTACGCTAACATCATTTACGGCAAAAGCACAAGAACATTTCAACGGAATTTGGCAAAGCGAAAAAACAGATTACTTAAAAACAATACTAGCTTCTGAATATTCTGTTTTAGGATGTCATAATACTTCTTTTAAGGAATACAATATTATAACAGAAGAAATTGTTGTAGAAGATGGAAACAGATTTATCACAAAATTACACAATCCAGATAATGGATATCGTGTTACAATAGAGTACACATTAATAAACAGAGATTCAATTTCTAGTAAATATACCGGTGATGTTACCGGGGTTTACGGAATAAAACGATTATATTAAAAAAAAAATTATGGCTTATAAACAAGATGCAGGTAGAGACGATTTAACAAATCTTAATATAGCGGCTCTTACAAACGAGGGGGATACCAAGCCCACAAAATCATTGCGTTCTACATTGTATGACGCTAATAGATTTATTCAAGAGGTTAAAGAAAATCCAGTCCCGTTATCCAAACCAGCTGAGCGTTTAGTCAATCCCGAACTATCTTCTTTTAGGTACAGAGGAACAGAAACTTATAAAGATGAAGTTCAGCCGAAAAATGAAGGTCTTATAGACAAATATAATAATATTGCAGGAAGTTTTTATAAATCTAAAAATGATCGTAGCTACCCGTATTTAAGCTCTAGGTTTAATACAAATCCCCAGATAAAAGACCCAATAAAAAGAAATCCCTCACAGATAATGCGACAAGAGGTAGTGTTTGGCGATAACTATGATGCTAGAACGATTGCGGAAAAAGAAAAAACAGAAGGAGACAAAAGAGCGAGAGGAAGTTATAAACAACACCCAGAAATAATGAAAGAGGCGGAAAAAGCGGCCAAAACTTCTTTCCAAATTTCTAGAAATTTAGCGAATGCTCAAATTAGTGGTTCGGAAAGCACTATGTTATCTGCGATTAATAAAGCTGTAACCACTACCCAAAGCGATCCATACATGCGATCACACGCACCTCAGATAAAAAACCAGAAGACTAAAGTTTGGGAAAAGTCAGATCCAATATCATATGAAAATGCAAGCATGATACAGCGTTATATAAACAAAAGCAAACAAGGTACTGAAAGGCAAAATAATGCGGACACTTTTAGGAATGTAGCGCAAGATTTGCAAAAAGGCATAACTAGCGGTAAATTTGACCTAAATTCAAATAATAGTTCAAATTCAAATATTAATACAAACAACCTTTTTAAAAATTCTGCACTTACTACAGACGTAACTGATGGCAAGAAAAAAATCTTTAAATTTTAACAATTAAAAAAAAATAATTATGGCATTTAAACTGACACCAGGAATTAAAGGTAATCCTGCTCAAAACAGGATACAAGGCTTAGGGCTCTGCGGAGGAGAAGGACAACAACCTTGTGAACCCTTATTTGAAAAAGAAAAACAAGAGCGAAAAGTACAAACATTTAAAAGAGCTAAAATAAAAGAAGTAGTGGCTCCTGTTGTAGTGGCTCCCGTTAAAGAGGCTCCTGTTAAAGAGGCTCCTGTTAAAGAGGCTCCTGTTTTTGCTGGCCCTATTATAGCGCCGATTAAAGGAGGAGGAGATTCAGAAGCCAAACCGGTTAAAGGGAAAAAATAATATATATTAACAATTAAATTAAATCAAAATGAGTAAAGTAAAAAAGATGGAGGTAACTCCAAAGGCGATCACTAAAGATGAGTTAAAAAAAGTAACAGACCTGCAAACAGAGCTGCAATCTTATTTAGCTAACATTGGTGTATTAGAAGTGCAGAAGGCTAAAGCTATCTACCAAGTCAATATGCTTGAAAAAGATATGGACCAGGTTAAAAAAGATATTGAAGCCACTTACGGTGCTATTAATATTAACCTTACTGACGGAACTTACGAAGAAATAAAAGAGTAAGTTATGGAAAGTGTTATAAGAAAAATTAGTATCGGGGCTGACTATAAAAACGAAGCAATGCATTACTCTGTTAAACAGACAGTTTACGGCGGTCACGAGATTTCTCATATAATATTTGAAGAGTCTGATAATTCTTATAATATATTTATAAAAAAACAAGACGAGATAATGCCATGGAAGAAGTTTAATTCTAACATGGCAATATCCGTTGAGTATGACTTAGAGTATTAATGCGGAGTATATATGATTTTATCGTAAAGCCAGTCGGTAAAAGATATGATAATGAAGTAAAGGTTGGTGAGCATACCTTGGTAACAAATAGCTCCATAGAAAGTTTTAAACACGTCAACAATGTTGCGGAAGTAGTTGAAACACCAGCCGCGTTTGCAACCTCTATAAAAAAAGGTGATTTAATTGTAATTCACCACAATGTGTTTAGGGTGTTTTACGACATGAAAGGAATTAAAAAGAACAGCAGATCGTTTTTAAAAAATGGTTTGTTTTTTTGCAGTATTGACCAAATATACTTATACAAGAAAAGTAAAACTTGGAAATCATTTGGAGATAGATGCTTTGTTTCTCCCGTTAAAAATAAAGACATTTTAAGCAACCAAAAAACTGCTGATCTTATTGGTATACTAAAAATAGGTAATAGCTCCTTAGAGAGCTCTGGAATTAATCCAGGAGATATAATAGGGTTTACACCAGGTAGCGAATGGGAGTTCGTTATAGACGACCAGATTATGTATTGTATGAAATCAAATGATATTGTTATAAAGTATGAACTCGATAGAAACGAAGAGGAGTATAATAGCCGCTGGGCGCAAAGCAATTAAAGAACTAGTAAAGGTAGCAGAGGAAAAGATCGTTGACTCAGAGGAAGATATATCAGCTGACAGACTTAAAAATGCTGCCGCTACTAAAAAGCTTTGTATATTAGATGCTTTTGAAATATTAAATAGAATACAGGAAGAAGAAAGTATGATTAACGAAGCAACTAAAACTTCGGATAAACCTGCGTTTAAAGGCTTTGCAGAAGGGAGATCTAGGTAATGGCTTATAAACAAGAACTATATAGTATAGTCAAAGACTATATTAGACCCCAGGCGATTAAGAAAAAAAATCGTTACGCTAAATGGGAATACGGTTATGATAAAGAGCACGATGTTGTTGTTATAAGCAAAACCGGTAAAATAGGGGATATATACTTAATAAGTGGAGTGCATATTGCATTGCCTCTATTACAAAACAAACCTGACAAAGGTATAAATAAATGGAAGGCCAAAGCCTATCCAAAAGAATTAAGTAAAATAAAAAGCGAAGCTGATTGGGCTAAATACCCAAATGCTTTCAAAGAAAAATGGCATGGATATATTGACGAGGAGTTTAACAGGCGCGAAGAGGGTTTTTGGTTTTATAACAAAAGCAAGCCTACTTACATTACTGGTACTCACTACATGTACCTGCAGTGGTCCAAAATTGACGTTGGGCAACCTGACTTTAGGGAATCAAACAGATTATTCTACTTATTTTGGGAAGCTTGCAAAGCAGACAGCAGATGCTACGGCATGTGCTACCTTAAAAACAGGCGATCAGGATTTTCTTTCATGGCTTCCGGAGAGACCGTTAACCAAGCAACAATATCTTCGGATGCTCGATTTGGTATATTGTCCAAATCTGGACCCGATGCAAAGAAGATGTTTACAGACAAAGTTGTACCAATATCGGTTAACTATCCATTCTTCTTTAAACCAATCCAGGATGGGATGGACCGTCCAAAAACAGAACTCGCATACAGGGTTCCCGCTTCAAAATTCACAAGAAGGAAACTTGACTCCAACGCGGTACCAGAAGAAATTACCGGTCTTGACACCACGGTCGACTGGAAAAACACAGGTGACAACTCATACGATGGTGAAAAACTAAAACTATTAGTCCACGACGAAAGTGGTAAATGGGAAAGGCCTACAAACATACTTAATAACTGGCGAGTAACTAAAACTTGTTTAAGGTTAGGTAGTAGGGTTATTGGTAAGTGCATGATGGGGTCTACATCTAACTCTTTAGATAAAGGGGGTAAAAACTTTAAAAAATTATACGATAGTTCTGACGTAACAAATAGGAACAAAAATGGTCAAACTAAAAGCGGCTTATATAAACTGTTTATACCAATGGAATGGAACTACGAAGGTTTCATTGATCAATATGGTTGGCCGGTGTTTGAAACACCAAAAAAAGAAACAGAGGGTCCTCACGGAACTTCTATCGAAGAGGGTGTTATTAATCATTGGGAAAACGAGGTTGAGGGATTAAAAGATGATCCAGATGCATTAAACGAATATTATCGTCAATTTCCAAGAACAGAGCAGCATGCATTCCGAGACGAATCAAAGCAATCCATATTTAACTTAACAAAGATATATCAACAGATAGATTATAACGAAGAGTTAAGAAACAATACGATGGTTACGCAAGGGAACTTTCAATGGAAAAACGGTATTAAAGATACTGAGGTAATATTTTATCCTAACAAAGACGGTAGATTTTATATTACGTGGGTGCCCAACCAAGAGCAACAAAATAATATAATAATAAAGAATGGCATTAAATATCCAGGAAATGAGCACATGGGTGCCTTTGGTTGCGACAGTTACGATATTAGTGGTGTCGTTGGCGGCGGCGGCTCTAACGGAGCTTTACATGGATTAACTAAGTTCTCAATGGAGGACGTACCCCCAAATCATTTCTTTTTAGAATATATTGCAAGACCTTCTACAGCTGAAATGTTTTTTGAAGATGTCTTAATGGCTATGGTATTCTACGGTATGCCAATACTTGCAGAAAATAATAAACCACGATTACTTTACTATATAAAAAGAAGAGGTTACAGAGGCTTCAGCATTAATAGACCAGATAAAACATATAATAAATTATCTGTGTCAGAAAGAGAAGTAGGTGGAATACCTAATTCAAGTGAAGATATAAAACAAGCACATGCATCTGCTATCGAAACATACATAGAGGATTTTGTTGGAGAAAAAGTGGATGGTTATGGAGATGTTTATTTACAAAGAACGTTGCAGGATTGGGCAAAGTTTGATATAAACAATAGAACGAAGCATGATGCATCAATAAGTTCAGGCTTAGCCTTAATGGCTTGCAATAAGCATAGGTACACCCCTAGGACAGCAACACAAAAAAAGGTATATACCTTAGGATTTAAAAAATACAATAACGAGGGAACTACTTCAAAAATAATATAATAAATGAATGTAAGTACAAATACTAATAGCCCATTTCCTGATCAGGTAGTTAGCGATGCTGAAAAAGCGACGTTAGAGTACGGATTACAAGTGTCAAGAGCTATTGAGCAGGAGTGGTTTAACTATGGCGGTGCCGGGTCAAACAGATACGCTGCTAACTGGAATAACTTTCATAGCCTAAGGCTTTATGCTAGGGGAGAACAAAGTGTACAAAAGTACAAAGACGAATTAGCTATTAATGGTGATTTGTCTTATCTTAATTTAGATTGGAAACCAGTCCCTATACTTTCAAAATTCTCAAACATTGTTGCTAACGGAATTACACAAAAGCAATACGATATAACTTCTTACGCTCAAGATCCTCAGTCACTAAAAAGAAGAACTGACTACGCTGAAAATATAGCTTTTGATATGCGAACAAAAAAAGCTAGAGCTATAGCTAACCAAGTTATACCGAGTGATTTAAGCAAATCAGGAATACCAGATTCAAATTTGCCTGAATCGATAGAAGAAAGAGATCTTCACATGCAATTAGCTTACAAGCCCGCAATAGAAATAGCGGAGGAAGAGGCTATAAGCACCGTACTTTCTACCAATGAATATCACTTAGTAAAATCCCGCGTGGATCAAGATCTAGTCAATATTGGTATAGGTATAACCAAAACTTCATTTAATCCAGCAGAAGGAATAGTTGTAGATTATGTAGACCCCGCTTATTGCGTATGGTCTTACACCGAGGATCCTAATTTTGATGATATATATTATGTAGGAGAAGTTAAATCTATAACAATACCTGAACTTAAAAAAGAATTTCCGTATATATCTAATGAAGAATTAGAACGTATACAAAAATTTCCAGGAAATCGCAGTATGATACGGGGATTTGAAAATTACGATAATAACACTGTGCAAGTACTTTACTTTGAATACAAGACATATACTGATCAAGTATTTAAAATAAAAAAGACAGATAATGGGCTAGAAAAAGCTATTGAAAAAACAGATGCGTTCAATCCGCCTCCTAACGATAATTTTGATAGAGTCGCTAGATCAATAGAGGTATTGTATGAGGGAGCTAAAGTTATAGGCACGGACATAATGCTTAAATGGAACATGTCAGAAAATATGACAAGACCATTAGCTGATACAACTAGAGTTGAGATGAGCTATTCAATGTGCGCCCCTCGAATGTACAAAGGAGTTATACAATCACTTATAAGCAAGTGTATTGGATTTGCAGATGTCATTCAATTAACACATCTTAAAATGCAACAAGTATTATCAAGAATGGTTCCTGACGGAGTATTCTTGGACGTGGATGGTTTAGCTGAAGTTGATTTAGGTAATGGAACAAATTACAATCCCCAGGAAGCACTTAATATGTACTTTCAAACAGGGTCTGTTGTAGGTAGGTCTTTGACTCAGGAAGGCGATATGAATAGAGGTAAAGTTCCTATACAAGAATTATCTAGCTCTTCTGGTATTGGGAAAATGCAGTCTTTAATTACAGCATATAATTATAATATGCAAATGATTAGAGATGTAACTGGTTTAAACGAAGCTAGAGACGGGGCAATGCCTAATCCTGACGCTTTAGTTGGATTACAAAAAATGGCGGCAAACGCTTCCAATACAGCCACCAAACATATACAAGACGCTAGTATACAATTAACATTAAGCACCTGCGAAAATATATCTTTAAAAATAGCTGATGCTTTAAATTTCCCTCTTACAAAAAATTCTTTAATGAATAGCGTGTCTACATTTAATGTAGAAACCTTAAGAGAAATTGAAAATCTTAATTTACATGACTTCGGCATATTTTTAGAAATAGAGCCGGATGACGAAGAAAAAGCGGAACTTCAAAAAAATATTCAGATTGCTTTACAGACTAAAGAAATTGACATTGAGGACTCAATAGATATAAAGCAAATTAAAAATATTAAGCTGGCAAACGAAATGCTTAAGCTTAAGAGAAAGAAGAAAAAAGAAAGAGAGCAGGCTTTAGTTCAGCAGAATATACAAGCACAAGCTCAGGCAAATGCACAAGCGTCTGAAAAAGCGGCAATGGCTGAAGTACAAAAACAACAGGCTTTAACAGCCGAAAAGGTTGCAATAGAGCAAGCTAAATCAAACTTTGAAATGCAAAGAATGCAAGCTGAAGCACAAATTAAAAAAGAATTATTAGCCACAGAGTTTCAGTATAATTTGCAAATAGAGCAAATGAAAGCTCAACAATTAAAGGCTAAAGAGGATAACTCCGATGCCGCTAAAGCCAAAAGAATTGAAAAAGAGGGAACTCAGCAAAGTCAATTAATAGAGCAAAGACAATCCAAGGGAATGCCTAAGGATTTTGAAAATGCGGGCCAAGGCCCTTTGAGCGGAATGAGTTTAGACAATATTTTTCCACAGTAAATAAGTATCCAATAATTATATAATATCATATCATGAGTGAAAAAACAGAAGGGACTTTTAAAATAAAGTCTAAAAAGAAATTAACAGATCAAGAATTAGGTGCTAAAAATAAAGAACCCTTAGTCGGCATACCTAATAATGTAACTAAAGTAATAATACCTAAAGAACCACAAGATGCCGTTCAAGAGCCAAGCACAAAGGAAGTGGATGTACATGAACCTTCCGAAGATAGCAAAAAAATGGTCGAAGAAGTATCAGAACCGGTCATCAAAGAAATTACCGAAGAAATTAAAAAAGAAAAAGAAGAAATAAAGCCCGAGCCAATAATACAACCACCCGTATTGCCAGAAAATATTACTAAGTTGGTATCATTTATGGAAGAAACGGGAGGTACCATGCAAGACTATATTAGACTAAACACTAACTACGATGATGTAGACCGTGATGTTTTAGTTAAAGAATATTATAAAAATACTAAATCTCATTTAAGCGCAGAAGAAATTGACTTTATGCTCGATGACAATTTTGCGTTTGACGAAGAAATAGATGAGGAGCGAGACATCCGAAGAAAAAAACTCGCATATAAAGAAGAGGTTGCAAAAGCTCGTAAGTTTTTAAAGGACACTAAAGATAAGTATTATGATGAGATCAAGTTGAACTCGCCTAAATTATCTGAAAACCAACAAGAAGCTTCGAACTTTTTTAATCGATATAAAGAGGACCAGAAAAGAAACGCTGATAACCATGAAAAGTTTAAAGCCAATACTAATCAATTACTTAATGAACAATTCGAAGGTTTCGATTTTAGTTTAGGTGATAAAAAGTTTAGATATGGCATACAAAACCCTTCGCAGGTAGCAGAAAAACAATCGGATCTTAACAACTTCATAGGAAGGTTCCTTGGGAAAGATGGTACGATCGAAGATACCGCGGGTTATCATAAAGCGTTATATGCGGGTGCGAATGCTGATAAAATAGCAAACCACTTTTACGAACAAGGCAAAGCAGATGCTATTAGAGATGTTGTAAACAAATCTAATAATACATCAAGTTCTGCTAGAAAAGCAGCTCCTACAGGAGCGGCCAAGTTTGGTGCATATACCGTTAAATCAGTTTCTGGGGCGGACTCATCAAAACTAAAAATTAAAAAATTTAAAAATTATTAAAAATGGCAAGTACATTAACACCAAAATTTGGGAGTTTAATCCCAACGCAAGTACCACAATTGTTACAAAGTAACTATTTACAGTGGAATAACAACGGAGGAGCAGCAGGTATCCCAGGAAACTTTGCAGACTTCGCACAGCAGTATTTACCAGAAATCTACGAAGCTGAAGTAGAGCGTTATGGAAACAGAACGTTATCTGGATTTTTAAACATGGTTGGCGCTGAAATGCCAATGACATCTGATCAAGTAATTTGGTCTGAGCAAAATCGTTTACATATCTCTTACGAGGGAGTTACATTCGCAGCTTTTGCAGCAGGTACAAACACAATGCTTATACCAGCTACAGCAGGGGTAACTAACGTTATTTCTACGAATGACACTATTGTAATTATAGAGCCAGCTACAGGAAAAGAAGCTAAAGCTATAGTTACTGACTCAGGAGCTATGCCAGGCTCAGCTCTAGCAGCAGGTGAAATTAAAGTTACAGCTTTCCAAGGCGTTGGTCTTGAAAATGCAGCGATTGGAATGACTGCTGGTGGCGGTGGAGACGTAAAAATATTTGTTTACGGATCTGACTACGCTAAAGGGTCTAACCCAACTAGAGTAAGTGTAGAGCCTGTAATGCAGCAGTACTCAAACTCTCCTGTTATTATCCGAAACCAATATGTTGTGTCTGGATCAGATACTGCGCAAATTGGATGGGTGAATGTAGCAACAGAAGATGGAACTGACGGATACCTATGGTATTTAAAAGCAGAATCTGAAACTCGTTTGCGTTTCAGCGATTACCTAGAAATGGCGATGGTAGAAGGCGAGAAAAATGCTATTGCGGCTACTGAGCTTACACAGCCAGGAACTCAAGGGCTATTTGCAGCTATCCAAGAAAGAGGTAACGTAAATGTTGGATTTACCGCAGCGGCAGGTTTAGCTGATTTTGATGCAATTCTTAAAAACCTAGATACTCAAGGAGCTATTGAAGAAAACATGTTGTTCTTACAACGTCAGACTTCTCTTGACTTTGATGATATGCTAGCGGCAATCTCTAGTGGACAAACTGGTGGTGTTGCTTACGGTTTATTTGAAAACTCTGAAGACATGGCTCTTAACTTAGGATTCTCAGGATTCCGTAGAGGATCTTACGATTTCTATAAGACTGACTGGAAGTATCTAAACGATGCGTCTACTCGTGGAGCTATTGTTACAGCTGCAGGTGATAAGAATCCTATTGAAGGAGTTTTAGTACCAGCTGGAACATCAACTGTTTACGATCAAGTATTAGGAACTAACATCAGACGTCCATTCTTGCACGTACGATACAGAGCTTCTCAGACTGACGACCGTAGAATGAAATCTTGGTTAACAGGATCTGTTGGTGGAGCGAGCAACTCAACTCTTGATGCAATGGAAGTAAACTTCCTATCTGAAAGATGTTTAGTAACGCAAGCTGCTAACAACTTTGTATTATTCAAAGGAGCATAATTGCTCAAATTAATGTAGAGATAAGGGTGCCTTCGGGCACTCTTACTTTACTTTTTAACTATTTAATTATATTATATCATGGCAAATAAAAAACAAACAGCTAAAAAAGTTGTTAAAGAAGAAGAAGTTATTCAAGAAACAGTAACTTCTGTAGAGGAAACAAAGCCTCAAGAAAAAGTTGTTCCAACAAAAAGCGAACCAACTAAACCAGAATGGGAAATTAAAGACAGAATGTATTATTTAGTAGGTAGATATTCTCCTATAACTTATACAATACCAGGAAAACATACGCGAAAGCATCCTCTGTTGTATTTTGATCCTATAAAAAAAGAACAAAAAGAAATTAGGTACGCTACCAACCACTCTTCTCCGTTTAGAAAAGAGCAAGACGGGGAGGCTACTTTAGGGCATATAATATTTAAAGACGGAAGTCTGCAGGTTCCTAAAGAAAGACAAAATCTTCAGAAGTTACTTTCATTATACCATCCAATGAAGGGTAATAAGTATGAAGAATTTGATGCGGTAGAAGAAGCATACGATGACCTAGAGCTACTAGATATGCAAACAGACGCTGCTGTATTCGCAAGAGAAATGGATATAGATGATGCTGAAGCAATACTACGTGTTGAAATGGGTACGGCTGTAAATAAATTGTCTTCTAAAGAAATAAAAAGAGACTTGCGATTGTTTGCTAGAAACAATCCGTATTTATTCTTAGAGCTAGCGCAAGATGAAAATGTAGGCCTTAGAAACACAGCTATTAAAGCGACAGAGGCAGGTATTATTACATTATCGCAAGATCAAAGAACATTCTCTTGGACTTCTAACGGAAGAAAGCTAATGAATGTACCATTTGATGAAAATCCATATTCAGCAATGGCGGCTTACTTTAAAACCGACGAAGGTGGAGAAGTGTTCAGATCTATAGAAAAAAGAATTAATCAGTAGTTTCTTAAAAAACTAGGTGATTATATTATAGATGGTCAATTAATTTTAGCCGGCTTCATCACTGGGGCCGGTTAATATTTATAATAAAAAGAAATAAAATGGCAGTAAATGTAGATGTAGTTTATAAAACCGTATTACTTATTCTGAATAAAGAGCAGAGAGGTAATCTAACTCCAGACGAGTTCAACAAAGTTGCTACGCAAGTACAGTTGGAAATATTTGAGAGTTACTTTGATACGCTTAATCAACAATTACGTAGACCAGACAATGATACAGAATATGGTGATCGCATTAAAAATGTGGACCATAACATATCTGTATTTAAGACATACGGAAACGCAACTTACGTGCCAGCTGGTGGGCACTTTACTTTACCTACAACTTCAGGTGCGGGTGTAGCTACACAAACACTTTTAGGAAACGGAACTTCTATATCGTTTCCCTTCACATCAATATCTTCTTCGCAATTACAAACAAGTGTAATTTCAGTTACAATAAATGGTGCATCTACCACAGCGTTCACCATAAGTGGCGCTAATATTATATTCAACTCCATTCCGGCTTTAAATGACGCCATAGTTGTTACGGCAACTCCTGAAGACTTTTACAGGCTAGGTACAGTTATATATAAAGATGCCAACGAGGCGCAGTTATCGCAGCGAAACGAGCTCCTATACTTAAACAACACACCTTTATCAGCACCAACTGAATCATATCCTATATATTTATATGAGGACAGTAAATTATACTTATATCCCAAAGCTATTACATCGGATGTAAGTGTAAGCTATTTAAGAAAACCAGTAGATGTAACTTGGAACTTTACAATACCTTCGGGTCAAAATTACTATCAATACAATCCTACTAACTCTGTAGACTTTGAACTATCAAAAACAGAGCAAGCTAATATTATATTAAAAATATTACTTTATTCAGGGGTTGTAATAAGAGACCCTTCTGTAGTACAGATAGCAGCGCAACAAGTGCAACAAGAAAATCAACGCTCAATAATGTAAGATATGCCTATACCTAATAGTGGTTTAATAACCGAAACTAACGAACAATACTACGCTGGAGCACAGAAATTTATTTCGACTGGGTCTGCAACTTTTACGGCTACATTTAATACAAATTTAGTTTTTGGATCTTATGATCCTGCAGATGCTGATTATGGACTAAATAATTTTAAATTATACACTAGCCCCTCTGGGGTGCCAGGGACATATACCGAATATATATTAAAGTATGAGGTTATTGATAATATTATAACTTTCGCGGTAGCTCCAGCAACAGGTGTTTATATAGTTGTTCAACTTAAAGCGCTAAATGGCGGAAACTTTGGGGTTGAAAATGCTTACGGTGATGCAGTGCAAGAAAACTACGGAAGTTACTCATACACTTCATTAAACGATGTTATTAATGGGTTTATTGCTACTTATGTAGGCGAGCATAAATTAATTGGTGACGTTAAAAGAACCGACGTTATATTTCATGCTAAAAGAGGCCTACAGGAATTTAGTTACGACACATTAAAAAGCGTTAAATCCCAAGAATTAAACATACCACCTAGTCTAAGCGTGGCTGTACCGCAAGATTATGTTAACTATACCAATATATGTTACATAGATGCAGCGGGAGTTAAGCACCCTATATATCCAGCAAACAATTTAACAACTAGCCCTTATGAAGTGCCTTTGCAAGACGAAGGAGGACAACCAACACAAGATAATATAGGAGATAATCTTGAAGCTGATTCCATAACAAATGAAAGATGGGCTAATGCTAATGATAGGCTTTTAAATGGCAATATAACGGCAGAAGATTATTATGCCTATGGTAGTTATTTAACCGGCAATCCATTTTATGGGCAAAGATATGGCAACGAGCCACAATATGCTCAAAGAAATGGTTGGTTTAATATGAATGAAAGAGAAGGTACAATAGCTTTTTCTTCAAATTTGAAAGGCAGCTTAATAGTTCTTGAGTATATATCTGATGGATTAGCTTATGACTTGGATGCTAGGATACCTAAGATGGCCGAGGATGCATTATATGCGCACATACTATATTCTATATTAGCGAGCAGAATAAATCAACCAGAGTACGTTATACAGCGTTTAAAACGCGACAGAGCGGCTAAGCTAAGAAATGCTAAAATAAGATTGTCTAACATTAAACTATCAGAGATAGTTCAGGTAATGAGAGGCAAATCTAAATGGATTAAATCATAATTAAATGGCACAAGAAATTAAAAACACATTTCTAAAATCCAAGATGAATAAAGATCTTGATGATAGAATATTGCCTAACGGCGAATATAGGGATGCTCTGAATATATCAGTTGGTAGATCCGAGGATAGTGATGTAGGTGCCCTTGAAAACATAATTGGCAACGATTTAATTACCGGAACGGACATTGGCAACGGATTAACTATTATAGGTATTGAAGCTGAAAACTCTACGGACAGCCTGTTTGTGTTTTTAACAGATTATACAGACCCAGATCCTACAAATCCTACTAATGCACCTGTATTATCAAAGCATTACATATACGTATATAATACTGTTTCTAAAATTTATAAAAAATTAGTGCAAGGTGAGTTTTTAAACTTTTCAACAACAAACAGAATAATAGGTATAAATATTATTGAAAATTTGTTATTTTGGACAGATAATAGAAATCAACCTAGAAAAATTAACACTTCGCTTGCTGTTGCTTTTGATCCAGGAGGTCTAGCTACTTCTGCTGGCGATTATTATACTAAAGAACATCAAATATCTGTTGCTAAATATAATCCATATCAAGCAATAGATTTATACAATAGAGCAGATTTGCAGATAAGAGGAGGTGCAAACAGCACCACTTTCGAGATAACAGGGCACAGAGCCGCTGAGCTGTCTAGCTATATAGGGGCAACAGTAATATGCAACGACACTACTCCTTTAATTCAGGGTACTGATTATATAAAAGTTGTTAGCATATCAAACTCTTTTGTGGCACCCGACGTAACAATAATAACAGTTTCTCCTGCAATGAGTGCAATACCCTTGGGTAATGATATTGTTTCTTTAGTTACTTCCACTATGAGCAACAAAAACGACGACACCACTTGGCCAGGTGATCCGGACTTTTTGGAGGACAAATTTGCTAGGTTTAGCTATAGGTTTAAATTTGATGATAACGAGTACTCATTAATGGCCCCTTTCACTCAAATAGCATACATACCAAAACAAAACGGTTATTTTCTATACGGAGATGAAGATGCTGCTTACCAGTCTACTATTGTGGATTTTATGGAAAATCAAGTCCAAAATATAGGCTTGGTTATACCGTTACCTTCTTCTGCTAATAGATTACTTTCAGAATATAAAATTACGGAGCTAGAAGTTCTTTTTAGAGAGAGCGATTCTATTGCCGCTAAAGTCTTAACAACTATACCGGTTGGTCAAATATCTGCATCAAGCGCTGAATACAATTATTATACGTACGAGTATCAATCAAAAAAGCCGTATAGAACACTGCCAGAAGCCCAAACAGTAAGGGTTTATGACAAGGTTCCTGTAAGAGCTTTGGCCCAAGAAAGCGCTGGCAATAGAATTATATACGGTAATTTTAGAGACAAGCATACACCTCCTGCGTCTATTGATTATAATTGTAAAATAGAACCAAAAATATCTACGGGTATATCTAATAACTGGATAGAATATCCTAATCACTCTGTTAAAAAAAATAGAAACTATCAAGTAGGTTTTGTTTTGGCAGACAAATTTGGTAGGCAATCACCTGTAATACTTTCATCCAATGACACCGGCGTTACAGAAAACGGGGTATTTTACTCAGGATCAACAATATACTCCCCTTATGACATTGTAAGCACGGACACTAATCCCGCAACATGGTTTGGAGATGCAATACAGGTTTTAGTTAATCAACCTATACAATCTGAAATTGATTTGAAAGAGGGAACCCCAGGCCTTTACGCGATAAAACAACAAGATGAATCTACCGGGGAGGGATTCGCTATAAATCCCCAAGGACTTGCGGCAGCGGGTACACCCCCTATAACTAATAGTACGTTTACATTTACTTTGAATGACGACCCGACTACGGGGTACCCGAACAATATAAATATTCCTAAAGTGGGTGACTCCATGAGAGGTGCTTATACTGACTTTGTTAAAGTAACTAATAGAACAGGACCTACAGGCTCTTTGAGTGAATATGTTGTTACCACGGAAGGTAGGGTTAGTGATGTTTATTTAAGAAATGTAGACTTACCCAGCGGCGCGCCTGACTTAAAATTTGCATATACAATAAACGATTTGGGATGGTACAGCTACAAAATTGTGGTAAAGCAGACAGAGCAAGATTACTATAATGTCTATTTACCAGGTATATTAAACGGTTATCCAGGGCAAACCAATGGATCTACTAGTCCAGAACAAGGGCCTTTTCCTACAGGAGAAGAAAATTTAACGGCACATACCGTTTTATTTAACGACAATATAAATAAGATACCTAGAGATTTAGCTGAAGTTGGCCCTGATCAAAAACAGTTTAGAAGCTCAGTTACGCTTTACGGAGTTGTAACAAATATTATGGAAGGCGTTGGAAGTGTACCAGGAACGCCTTATAACACGCAGTATTATCCAAGGTTAGATTATTCCGGAAAGAATGCGGTAAAACACACGGCAACTGCAATAGCTACTGCAAGAGAATTAGAAATGAGTTATTCCTTGCTATCAGACAACACCGGTGGCGGGGGAGAAGCGCATAATGGAAATTTGGTATTTTATCAAATAGAAACTAACCCATTAATAGCCCGTATATCTACTACAGATAAATCAATCGGATGGACCAATAACAATGCAAGTAGTACAGGCACTCCGTTTAACATGCTGCCGTACTTAGCCGTTTACGAAACTGAACCTACGGAATCATTACTGGATATATATTGGGAAACATCGTCAGAAGGACTGATAGTAGACCTCAACGCAGATGTAGCCTCGACTAACGGGGGTGTAGCAGGTTTTCAAAATTTAGTATGGGAATTTAGAGAAGACACTCCTACTAATACAGCAGTTACTACAGCTTGGTTTAGTCCTATAGACAATCAAGGTCAACCTTTTACAACCCCAATTGAATCAGCTAGTTTGATTTCAGTAACAGACAGGGGCTTTGCAACTGGAACCGGTACCAATATTGTTACCGATGATTTTAGTTTAGAAAGAGGTTTGGATGGCACTCCTCAAGAAGGAGAATTTAAAATATTTTATAGAGGTTTTGGTAAAGTTTTTGAAGCAAATAGCGCGATAAGAGATATTTATACTTTCACTATTAATTGCGTTACTGCGGACGGAATTCAATCTACTGTTCAACTTATTGGACAAGCAGGGGGATTTGGCGCTTTTGAAAATCTACAACCATCTTTCAACACTATTAGCGCTGTAGTAACAAATCCTACTGAAAGAGTAATTCTGAGCACGGCAACTTGGCAAGCTGCTGTTCCTAGAAACGGTACTACATTATTTGGCAGTGAAACATCAGAGCTAAGATACTCGTTTAGAGCCTTAAGCTCTGGCTCACCTTTGCCTATAAACACAAATACAGGAGAACCCGCTTGGTCAATGGACCCTAATACGGGCGAGCTGATTCAAGACACAGAAAACTACATTACTCCAGAAGGAATATATAGATTAGAATTATCGCTAGAAGATGCAGCGAGCACACCTCCTGTATTGGAAGCAGCTACCGGCTATAGTTCATTGGTTGCAAAGCAAAATCTTTATGTACGTATAGAGCCTGCCCATGTAAATACCGAAGCTCTTAGTATAGAATGCGTTATTACACCTGAAGCTATCCCGCAAGGAGGTTATACAAATATATCTGACACTGGCCTTGTTACAGACCCGAATTCAAATTCAAATATTTTTGGCGGGTGGGAAAATTACCAAATCACTGATTGTTTTTATTACTTAACTGAGAGTGAACTTCCTTTGCCATGGCCTGGTCAAAACAATGAGAACTCCAGAGATGCATTAATTGCAGCTTTTGTGGATCAAGGTATAACAGCTAACATTCCTGATGATGATAACGAATGGTCTTTTACAGGCGCGAACAGAATAGGCACCAAGTCTCATAAAAGCGGTACTATCTGTTTTTCTATAAATACATTTTCTCCTCGTAATACATCGCAGCTTGGACAATCAAATACGTTTAGAATACCAATCGTTGATTTTTATTGGAGATACGAGAATAATTTTGGCGGAGGTGGCTGGAGACAACTGCCTAGAAGAGAATGGAACTTTCCTAAATTTTTAGCAGAGCAAAATAGTGTTGGTAATGAAAATGATGGCAACTATACTGTACCTATAAACGGTGAAAATAGGGTTAGAACAGAAATACAAAGTCCGTTTAATGATTTGCCTGCAATAATCAGCTCATACAGAGAAAATGATCCGTTCCCTAATAACTTTTACACCC